AAGGATTATTAATTAAACAAAAAATCGCTATGCGTAACAAGTCGTTAGAAACGATTAATTCTGAATTAGAAACATTAATGAAACGTTCAGAAGAAATCGAGTCAGCTATTGAAGCTGTTGAAACTGAAGAAGATCTAAACGATGTAGAAACTCAAATCGAAGAAATTCAAAGCGAGTTAGACACTAAAAAACAAGAAAAGGAAAATTTAGAAAAAGAAATTTCTGATTTAGAAGCTGAATTAAAAGAATTAGAAGATAAGGAACCAGCCAAGGAGGAAGAAAGAAATATGAAGAAAAATAAAAAAATTCAACAACGCGCAGCTTTAAATGCATTCATTCGTTCTAAAGGTCAAACACGAGATGGTTTGAAAATTGTAGACGGTGGGGCAGTAGTTCCAGTTGAAACAACGGAACTTGTTAAGAAACCAGAAGTTGGAATTGATTTAAGTGAATTAGTAAGAACAGTTAAAGTAAAATCAGGTTCAGGGAAAACTCCTATTGCCAGCAAATCAAAAGGCAAAATGGTTAAGACTTCTGAATTAGAAAAAAATCCAGAACTAGCAAAACCTAAATTCAAAGATGTACCTTGGACAATTGATACATTCCGCGGACAATTAGGAGTGTCTCAAGAAATGATTGATGATGCTGATTACGACATTATGGATTTCATCGAAGAAGATGTATATACGCAAGATGTTAACACTAAGAATTATGAAATTGCCTCAATTCTAAAAACTGCTAAAGCTGAAAATGCTAGTGGATTTGATGGACTTAAAGATATTATCAACAAGAAAATTAAATCTTGCTACAATGTAGTATTAATCGTAACGGATTCAATGTTTGCGTCGATGGATAAGACTAAAGATAAAGACGGTCGCTACATGTTGCAACCTGACCCAACGTCACCTACAGGATACAAATTCAAAGGAAAAGTGATTTATTCGCTTCCTGATGAATTGTTAGGTGAAGCTGAAGAAATGAAAGCCTTCATTGGAGATCCTAAAGCGTTTGTTGCATTGTTTGACAGAAAACAAACTACAGTTCGTTGGGTGGCAAATGAAATTTACGGAGAAATCCTAGGACTATTCTCTCGTTTCACTATCAAGAAAATTGATGAAGACGCTGGTGTATTTTTAACATACACTGAAGCTGTATAGGAGTGATTTATGAAGTACGAAGTTATTCGTGCTTTTACTGATATGACTGACCGCTCGGAAGAATATCCGAACGGTCAGTTTTACAATGTTGGCGACTTATATCCAGCAAAAGGAAAAGTTAGTAAAGCACGACTGTTAGAATTATCAACTAAAGATAATATTGCTGGAATTATTTTCATCAAACAGACAGAAGGAGATGATAATAATGGAACAGACACAGATACTAGCTCTTCTGAAAGCTAAGCTAGGGATTAGCGGAACATTTAGAGATGAGTATTTAAACCATTTAATTTTATCAGTGCAAGATGAGATAAAAAAACAAAAGAAAATAAAACTTGATACTAATCGATATGATCACATGGATTTCTTGATTGACTACTCAGCATTTAGATACGACAATCGTGATAATAATATTCTAATGCCAAAACATTTACAATATCGCCTACATAATCTACTAATAGAAAATCTAAGGAGTGATGTGGATGTGGGATAAGGAGATTGTCTTAATCAAAAAGCGAATTAATCAAACGGATGACATCGGGAATCCAATTGAAGAATTCAGTAAACGCAAAGTATTAGCTACTGAAATAAGCGTAACTAATAGCATGTTATTTTATGGTGCTCAATTTGGATATAAGCCAGTATTCGTAGTGCAAGTTAGATGGTTCGAATACGAAAAAGAATCATTCCTTGAATGCGATGGAATCAAGTATGTTATCCGAAGAGCATTCAAGCCAGAAAACGGAGAATTAATGGAATTACAATGCGAAGAATTGGCTGGAAATAAGTATGAGCTATAATCTAGAATCTGAAATCGCAAAAGCTTTATCAAATTTCAATGAAGAAGTCGCCCAAGAAATTGGGGAAATAGTTGACGATTTAGCTGATAAGACGGTTGCTAAATTAAAAGGTGCATCTCCAAAGAGAACAGGCGATTACGGTGATGACTGGGATAGCAAATTAAATAAGCGTGGAGAACGAGTTATTTATCAGCCTAAAGAATATCGCATCGCTCACTTGTTAGAATTCGGACATGCGCGTAGGAATGGTGGACGCAACGTTGGAGCAAAACCACACATTAAAGAAATTGAAAGTGAAGTCATTAAAGAATTTGAATCAGAAATTAGAAGGAGGTTAGGGTCCTAAATGATGACATTACAGGAATTATATAAACAGCTTAAGCAACTACAACTTCCTGTCCAATACTATATGTTTCAGGAAGGGCAAGCTCCTGACCTTCCTTATATCATCTATTATAATCCATCAGAACAACATGAGAATGCAGACAACGCTACTCTTCATATAAGTAAAGATGTGATTATAGAAGTCTATTCAGAATTTAAAGATTTATCATTAGAAGATAAATTGAAACAATTATTCAACACAAACAAGTTAACGTATACATTCCAAGAAACTTATTTAAAAGATGAAAGAATGTATATGTTAGCATATCAAATTACATTATAAGGAGAGATTTACAAATGGGTGCAGAACAAACACAAACACCAACTAAAGTAGAAAATAAAATCACATTTGGTTTAGAAAATGTTCACTGGAGTAAAGTAACAACACAACCAACTGGAGAAATTCAATATTCTAAACCTGAGAAACTAGCTGGAGCTGTGGAGTTAGAATTGAATCCTATCAGCACAGATATTAAATTGAAAGCCGATAACATCGACTATCACGTATCTGAATCCAATGACGGATACACAGGGAAGGTGACATTCTATAATACTACAGAAGCATTTGATGAATATGTTAATGGGCTGGAGAAAAAAGGAGAATTAACTGTTGAAAAAAGTACAGCTCAAAGCAATCCAATTGCTTTACTATTCCAAATGGAAGGGGATAAACATGCTACACGATTCTGTTTACCACAAGTGTCTGTTAAACGTCCTAAATTTGGAACTAAAACAAAAGATGGAGCTAACGTTAATACAGTCGAACTAGAATTTACAGCAAGCCCACGTCCTACAGATAAAGTAGTACGATATAAAACAAACGTAACGACTTCAGACGAAGTGTACAACAAGTTCTTTGATGAAATTAAACAATTAAACTAAGGAGATCATAATGAAAAAAACAATTGAAGTAGGAACAAAGAAAATCGTGCTAGAGAGCAATGCATTTACACCGCTAGCATATAAGAAGCAATTTAATAAAGATTTCTTCCAAGAATTATTTGCAATCGCAAAAGCTTTTCAAGGAAAGAAATCTTTTTCTTTTGATAATTTGTCAGACGATTCTATTAAAGCATTTGATACAGAATTGTTTTATAGATTCTTTTGGATTTTTGCTTTCACAGCAAATCCTGAAGTTCCAAGTTTCTTAGAATTTTTTAGCGAATATTCTGAGCTAACATTTGAGGATATTGTTGTCGGGATTGTTTCATTAATTGAAGCTTCATTTGTGACTAAAAAAAAGTAGATTCAAGCGATAATGCTAGTGAAGAGACATTCACAGTTGAAACGTTTATTCTTTGTTGCAAGGAAAGCGGACTATCGATTGATGAATTGAAGTATTTAACTGTAGGAGGAGCACTAGACTTCCAAACAGATTATGTTAATCTTCACTCACAATCTAAGAATGAAACTAAAACTCGAAAAGCAACACAAGAAGATATTGATAATTTTTAGGCTACTGAAAACAGTAGCCTTTTTTATTTGAAAGGGGTGAGAAAATGGCTGGGAATATCAAAGGTATTACTATTGAATTGCAAGGAAATATACAGCCGCTTGAACAAGCGTTAAAGAAGGCGAATACAGTAGCGAAAAGCACTGCTAGCGAGATGCGCCAAGTAGATAAAGCTTTGAAATTTAATCCTGCCAGTATCGAATTAATCACTCAAAAACAAACGTTACTTACAAAACAGATTGAAAATACAAAGGAAAAATTAACCACTTTAAAAAATGCTCAGGCAGAAGTTGAAGAACAATTTAAAGCCGGGAAAATTGGTGAAGAAAACTATCGTGCGTTTAAGCGAGAGCTGGAAACTACAGAGAGTACTTTAACACACTATAAGACTCAATTAACCAATTTAAGTAAAGAACAGGATAATTTAGGAAAAGCTACAGATCGTCTATCAAAATTCTTTTCAGCAACCGGAAAAGATATTGAAGCATATAGACATGTTCTTGGAGATAAACTTACAGATTCCATTAAGAACGGTAAGGCTTCAAGTAAAGACATGGAAAAAGCCTTAGAATTGATGGCCAAGGAAGCCTCAAACGGAAAAGCTGATGTGAATTCATTAAGAGAGGCTTTAGACAAGCTTGACGATGGCGGAAGCATCCAAAATGTAAAGAAAGAACTTGAAGGCGTTGGGGAAGTCTCTCAAAATTCTGCAGAGAAGACTAATAAGTTACTATCTCAGGGGAATTTACAACAAGCTTCTCAAGTAGCTTCTCAAGCAGGACAATCAATGCTTGAGTTTGGAAAGAACACTCAAGAAGCTTTCCGTAACGTGGACTCCGGATTCGATATCATTATCACTAAAACGGGAGCCACCACAGACGAAGCGCTAGAGGGATTTAAAAAAATCTATGATCAGTTAGCTGTAGATTTACCAGTAGACTCCTTCGAAAAAGTAGGTTCAGCTATAGGTGAAGTTAATACACAATTTGGACTTACTGACGATGCACTACAAGAAGCTTCCAGAAGTATTATTCAGTTTGCTGAAATTAATGATTCTGATATTACTGCAAGTACCATTAACGCTAAAAAAACAATAGAAGCATACGGTCTATCTGCTTCCGATTTATCAAGCACATTAGATACAGTCACTTATGTTGCACAAGGAACAGGTGTATCTGTAGATGAATTATTCTCAAAGATGGTTTCAGGAGCTCCTCAAATTAAAGAGCTTGGATTGTCTTTTGATGAGGCAGCAACGTTAATTGGAACGCTAGAAAAAGCTGGGGTAGATTCAGGAGCGGCTCTATCTAGTATGAGTAAAGCAGCTGTTGCTTATGCAAAAGATGGAAAAACATTATCTCAAGGATTAGAAGAGACAATCGAAAAAATAAAAAATGCTTCTAGCTCAACAGAAGCATTAACAGAAGCCTCAAATGTTTTTGGAAGCAAAGGTGCAACGCGAATGGTAGATGCCATTAAGCGTGGCGCTTTTTCACTCAAAAATCTATCTGGAACTGCAAAAGACGCTAGCGGAACAGTAGCTAAAACATTTGAAGCTACAATAGACCCGATTGATAAACAACAACAAAAATTTAACGCAGTACAATTAGCATTAGCCGAGATTGGTGGCTCAATTGCTGAATCTGTTGCGCCAATTATGGATGTAGCTATTCCAGCAGTTAAGCAATTAGCAGATTGGTTTAAGAATCTTCCAGACCCAATTAAACAATTTATTGTTGTATTAGGTGGAATATTAGCAGTAGTAGCCATACTGTCGCCTGTTATTGTTGCATTAGGGATAGCGATAACCACATTAGGAGCTAGTATGCTTCCTATAGTCGCTATTATCGGAGCAGTAGCTGGTGGAATTGCAATAGTAACTGCGATAGTAACTAATTTTGGTTCTATTGTTGAATGGCTGGAAGAAATGTTCCCTGGTTTAGGTTCCACTGTGGATTCTGTATGGAATGGAATACAGAACATTATCCAAACGGTTGTAAGTTCTGTTTCAACATTTATTCAAAACATATTTGGCTCATTAGTAGCGTGGTGGGAAGAAAATCAACAACGTATTCAACAAGTAGTTGAGACAGTTTGGAACGTTATCTCAACAATTATTCAAACAGTATTAACGTTCTTAGCTCCATTCATCCAAGGAGTATTTGATGGGATTTTAACCTACATTCAAACAGTTTGGACTGTAATCACCACTGTGATTCAAGGGGCTCTTGATGTGATTCTAGGAATTGTGCAAGCAGTCTTACAAGTTTTGACGGGTGACTGGTCAGGAGCATGGGACACATTATCAAATGTTGTATCAACTTATCTTAGCACTATCTCATCTACAATTAGTTCAATAATGGGCGGAATCGCTTCTATCATCTCCGGAATATGGGACGGAATCCTATCAACGACTTCTAGTATTTGGGAAGGAATTAAGGGTGCTATCTCCGGAGCAATTGAAGGAGCATACAATGCAGTAAGTAGCGCTATCGGAGCTATTAAAGGATTGTTCAATTTCCAAATTAGTTGGCCACATATTCCACTACCACATTTCAGTATTAGTGGCTCACCAAACCCATTAGATTGGCTGAGTGGTGGATTACCAAGCATCGGAATCGAGTGGTATGCCAAAGGTGGGATTATGACGAAACCAACCATTTTTGGACAAAATGGCAATAATTTAATGGTAGGTGGAGAAGCAGGAAACGAAGCAATCCTTCCATTGAACGATCGTACATTATCTGGAATTGGACGTGGAATAGCATCACATTTAGATGGATTTGGAGGAGTGAATATTAATATCTATCCTCATGAATTAGTAGTAAGAAATGATGAAGATGTAATGGAATTAGCTACTAGATTAGCTGAAGAGATTATCAGAAAGATGAAAATGAAAGAAAGACATGCCGAGAGAGCGAGAGGAGTGATTCTGTGATTGGATTTGAAATGAGTATTAACCACGTTAAAAATACGGACTTACCAATTCGTATCATAGTGGCAGAGTATGAACGCCTCTTCTTCTCTGAAAGCAACAATTCAATTCAGCGACGTGAAAACGGGAGTTCATATTTTAAGAAAAACTATGAACGAAAAGAGCAAGTGAAGACGTTTGAAATTCATATTCATACGACTAAACAAACAGATTTAGATCATTTTAATAGATGGATTATGCAGGAAAATGTTGAATTTGAGCCAGACACATCATTAAATCGTGTGTATACAGCTTTCAAATTCAACGTTACTTCGATTACAAAACACGAAAATATATACATCGTGCAATTACAAGTAACGTTCTCATTCGAAGGATTATCTAAAACTGAGAAGAACGCTACTAGAGGAACGAATACAGGTCAAATCGTTTATACATTTGATAATAAAGGGGTGCTACCAACTGCACCTCTTTTTAGTTTTACTTCAGGAGATAATTATAAGATGATTAGCTTCATCCATCCTAATGGTAAATATGTTCAATATGGACACGAAACTGGAAAAGTAGTCATTAACCCAAACGATGTAGTAGTGTTCGATTTTAGGAAAAAACAATTAACAATTAACGGAACAGTTAAATATGTAAATATAAGCAGTTCGTGGTTTGAATTAAATATAGGTCAGACAGAGATTGGCATTTTAACAGAGCCGAACACAAACATTCAAATTGAAGCGAAATTCAGGGAGGCATGGCAATGATTACAGTAACTGACAGAAAGTACAATAAGCTTTGCCAACTACACTTCGGTTCTGTTGGAGAGTTAATCGCATACGATGACCTATTCGAGCAAGATTTAGATACTGGAATTGGTATTTACGAATTCAAAGTAGATAAAACTCATGATTCAATCGCTAATATAGTTGTGGGTTGTTATTTATTTGTATTAGATGAAGATTTAACGCGATGTTTTGAAATCACGAATATAAAAGAAAATCATAACACCAAAATCATTACAGCCGAGGATGCAGGGCTTGATTTGTTAGGCGAATCTGTATGGCCGTATGAGGCGGATAAATCTTATAATTTAGAACACTATGTATCTAGATTTACATTAGATGCAGGTTGGGAAATTGGAATCAACGAAATATCTTCATCTACTGTTAGAAAATTGAAATTTGAGCAATTCGACACAGCTACAAAACGTTTAAGAGCTCTTGCTAAACATTTCGATGCAGAAATTGTATACAGCGTTGAGATGTTACATGACAAACCACATCGGAAGCTAATTAATTTTTATAAAAAATATAATGCAGAAAAAATTATCCGATTAGAATACGGAAATAATGTCTCAAACATAGAGAAAACATCAAGTATTGATAAATTAGCTACAGCGCTTCGAGTGCATGGGCCTGAAGGTTTAACAATTGAAGGAATTAGTTATAACGATGGTAGGTATTGGGTTGGAGGAGATACTATACATGATCTACAGGAAGGAGCTCGATGGAGTCGACATGCGGATGTTGCTCGCGACGGAGGATATATTGTAGATATTTATGAAAGTACAGCCAAGTCAAAAGAAATATTATTTCAAGAGGGATTAAGACAATTAAAGAAACGAGCTTACCCAGAAGTGACGTATGAAGTTGCTTTATCTGAAATTGGATTAGATGTAAAAATCGGGCAACAAGCAGAAATTACAGACAGCGAATTTAAACCAGCAATAGCATTATCTGCTAGAATTACATCCGTCAAACGTTCATTTTCAAACAAAAAAGTTGGTACCGTAACGATTTC